ACCTTGTTTCCAATTACCTGAACAAAGCCATCTCTTAGTCGTCTGACTCTTACTGTTGTTGCTGGTATGTGTCCAACATACCCAATTTCACCACGAGTTGTTCTACCAATTTCAAGGTACCCGTTTCCAGTTGCCTGAAGATCTGTATAAACCTTTTCCATTGAAGAAGTAAATGAGTCATCACTATTAAGGCTTTCAAGCCAATCACGAACTTCAATTTTTGCTCTTTCAATTCTTTTTCTTGCTTTTTCTGCCGTACCCTTTTCTGCAGTTTCAAGTTTAAGCATTGTTCTTGGCGAGATCTCAAAGTCATAACCTAGTCCAACAATGTTCTCTACTTTTGCATCAATGGCTGCATGGTTTGCAAACGAAGTGTCATAAAAGTTTGCAAGTTCGTATAGGTTCCATGGTGGAGTAATAACATCAAACAACCCATATGCGTTATGATATAAAACTCCTGGATTAATCTCTTTTGATTTTGCTCCACCAATACCAGAACTAACTGCAAGGGCATTATCAATGTATGCTTGTGGGGCTTCTGCTTTTACAATTCTTGAAGCACGTCTTTTAAAGTTGTTGTCTAATCCATTTAGGTTTTTGAGTTCATCCCAACTCTTGTTAAATGGATCTTGTTTCTGAAATGTATCGTCTGCTTTTGGCAAATCGTCAATTCTTGCACCAATTCTATATTCTCTTTCATCACTCATTAGTCATCACTTCCATATTTCGATATAGTGTCTTTGGCTGCTTGAACTGCACCAAGGTCGTTCATAGAAGGAATAAGTCCTTCTGAAAGTCTTTGCTTTTGCTCAGAGTATTCTTCTTCTGAGATTCTTGTTAGTCCTGGAACGAAGATGCACTCTCCGTCTCCTTCATCACCATAATACCTTGCAGCATCTTTAAGTTTTGAGATCTGAAGAATGTCGCCTTTCATGGATTCAATATTTAAAATTGATCCCGTTCCGTCTGTAAACCATTTTCCATTAGCCTTTTTGTAAACATACAGGCCCCACTCATAGTGTTTTTCAATAACCTTTACTTTGGATTCCCCGATTTGCCCTTTCATTTTGGGCAATGCTTTGCGCTTTTTCTTTGGATTTTCAATATTCATAACCATAAGTATACCATATTAGAGAGGAGAGGATATGTATTGCTTCCATGATGACTCTGTATATACAGAAACTGGGTCATTAGAAAGCCTAAAAGTCTTTTCACTATCAATAATAATCTTATTAGTGCCTATATATGTCCTGTAGATATCTCCTGGGGTGATTCCATAAGAAAAAGATGAAGATCTTACTAAGACAGAAAACCAGATATATGCTGCATTCCAATAATCCCACTGGAATGGAACTGGGGTTGGGTCACCTGGAACATACTGCTCCTTTACCTCATCCCAAATTCTATAAGAGAAACTTTGCTTCTGTTGTAGGCTTGTCATTTGATAATAAGACACATGATTAAAAAGCATTGAACCGTTTAAGTTTATGTAGCCAGAGTAACCAGAAAATGATAACGGAGATCCAAAAGAAATTCCAAGGAATGCCCATTGTTTAATTGTAATTACTGGGTATGAAACCAACTGTCCATTAATATAATAAGAAATTCCATCTTGAACTTTTCCTGTTTGTGCATTTACTGCATAAATCTTTGCTCTATCTCCAGAAGGACTGTTGGCAACCATAAAAAACTTAATAGTTGATTGTGAGTCTTTTATTTCAAATATCTCATATGGTGTAACTGGAAATGAGTTATTGTCATATCTCAAAGCAAGTTGAATAGAGTTTACCCGATACTCTTCTGTTTTATTTGAATTAATGGGAATGCTTATTCCTCTATTAACAAATGGATCAAAGTCACCACGGACCTGAATTCCGCTATATCTTGTTAGATATAAATATGGTGTGCTTTTTTTATAAATACTAATAGGGTTCTTTGATTTATAGTCATAGTATATTCCAGATTTTGTATATGGGAAAATATCTTTTCCAAACTTTGTTCCAATTGGATTTGCAGATGTCTCATTAAGTGATTGAGAAGCAAACTCCAAAGATCTTAGTTTTACTTGCTTACCAAGAATACCTCTATGCTTAAATTCAAGGTGGGTGACGATAGCAAGATCATTAAAGTCAACACTTTTTGGTGGATAGATTATTGTATCGTTAACAACTTCATACTTGGTGTTTTGCCATTCAAGTCCACCCTCTATATCAATAATCCCTGCTTTTAATGCAGGAGCAGTATTGCTAAAGTCTGTATAAAATTTATTTGCCCCATCTGCAACAAACTGAAAAGAAACATAAGACCTCACTATAGAGTCTGCAGTGTTGTATTCATAATTAAGCAATGATCTGTTTTTAGACAAATCATCGTAGTCCTGATATCCAGTGTATAAAGAATTATCTAGCACTTCGTATGTTTGCTGAACTGGATCTGCAAACTGTTCGTTTAACTCTCTGTATGTCCAACTATTGACCTCACTAACTGTCTTAAAAACAGACGGAGATGGGTAGTCTATATTGAACTGTATAAAGTCTAAATCATATCGATCTTTGCCAGATGCATCTTTAATATATTTTGCAAAATAAGATAAAGGAATGTAGTCTTCCCAATATCCAGAAACACCAACATCTAAGTAAAACTTTTCATATTCTATTGTTGGAATAAGAGTATAACTTGCAATATGATCTACTAGATTCCCGTGCTCAAAGCATACGCCATCTAGTCCAAAGTGTTGTGAAATTGATGTAAAGTTTCTTGGTGAAGAGAAAGACATTCTGTAAAAGTTTCCATTAAATTTTGAAGACAGTGTTTTGTTGTTTAAAACATAAAGAGTGAGAAGAGATAAACTTCCAAAAAATGTGGCAACATCTTTACCGAAAAACTCAGAAATGTTGTCGATATCAAAACCAGCAGCAAAAATATCGTTAGTTATATAGGGAACAGTTTTAACTGTAGTTTCGATTCCATTAACCTTAATTTTATAGATTATGTTTTGATTTAAAATGGACACCTTAAATGTATCGAGGTTTGTTCTATTTTCAAATATAAAAAGAATTTCTTCTTCTGTCGGAACATCTTTAACCTTAAAGACTCCAAAAATACCTTTTATCTTTTCTGTCAAAATCCCAAGATTATTAAACTTCAAGTATCCATTAATCTCTTGCTCTGCACTTAATGAAAGGAATGTATTCGTTTCTACTCCATTTGCCTGGCCGTTAATTGGTTGAAGGTCTTTATTGCTTTGATATAAATCATCAATTGTTGCGTTAACAAAGTAATAGTCTGGAAGTGAATAAGACGGTGTGGAAAGGAATAGTCCATCAGTTACAACGTTATCAAAAGTTCCCTGGCTCCAAGATCCCATTTGTGGATACTTATAGTTGGCATCATAGTTAGCAAATGCATAGTCTATAAACGAAGATGTTCCGTTATACTGATTATTAATTCTTTCTGTTGATGTAACTGCTTGTCCATATGTCCATCGTCTTTTTGCTACAACCTCGGGAACATTATAGGGATATATTGCTATGCAATCTACTTCTAGTGGATATATATCATCATAAGCATAAAATCCTAGCCAGTCTTGATCTTTACCGCTAGAATTTAATTTTGCTGGAAGTTCTAAAGTTGATGTGTTTATTGTCAAAGATATGACAGACTCTCCGTTTAAGATTACCGTCATTTTATTATTGTAGTAAGTGACTTGAATTAGCATAGGTCTTCCCCACTCACCTACATACTTTGAATCAAACTGGTCTCCTACTGATAAAGTTAAAAAAGCACCATCTACATAGAGTCCGTCTGTATTTGAAATTGGACCAAATATTCTTTTTGCTTTTGGTGAATCAGATGTTGCTCTAGTCCAAAACTCTACAGTGTACTCTTTATATCTTCCGCTTTCATTCATAAATCCAATACCTGGAACTATCAAAGATGGCTTTGGGCTACCATCTAAATTAGTGTTTGGAGATAAGACTGTTGAGTTTAGTGCACCATATACAAGAGGAACACCAAAGTTTCTTGCTGATAAAGCATTGGATTTTGACAAATAATATCCATGTCCAGAAGATAAGCCGTAAGCATTTGCATTTACGACCTTGCAAGTTTCTAAAGCAATATCGGAGGGTAAGTCTTGCAGTTCTGTTAGTCCTGATGAACTAGAGATAAATTCTTCTGACCACTGACCGAGATTAATACCATTAAGCAAAAACTTATACTCTTCTGGTCCGTCTGGGCTTGGAGAATATCCAATCTTAATAATAAGTCTCATTGTAGTATTTTGATTTGGATTTAAAAATGTTTCGGATATAAAAATCCATTTATCTGACAAGTTAATTGGAAAGTCTTTTAATTTTTGAATTGTACTTCCACTTGAAACATCGTTATACTCATAACCTAAAGATATTGAGTATAGGTGTGATCCAGAAGAAAAAACATTAAGCCCAAAAGCAAAAGAATCTAAAGCATCGTTTAGTTCTGTCATATTAATTATGTCTGGGCTGACTAATGTTGTATACTGAATAACTTCTTCTGACGGTACACCAGAAAGTTCAAATAAAGTGTTGTTCAGAAATGGCTGTGATGGAATGCTTGTTGTTTCTGCTACAGAACCGTTTGTAGCCGTCCATGTTGATAGGTCAGAAGTGATTGGAGTTAGTAGAGATAAGTAGTCGCAAGTGTCGTCCAGGGCCCACAAAAGAGTTGGGTGTTCTGAATAAACTTTTTCCGCATATAGATTAGATGGGTTCGACATAGGTTCTCCTAGTCTATTTTATCACACAATGCGGGTAAACCAGCGAGGAGTTGTATATCGAATTCCATCATTGATTTCTTTAACTCCATGAACAAAATCTGGGTTATCTGGGAAGCAAAGCAAATCTCCTGGCTCTGGCTTATATGAAATATCATAGGCTGGAAAGTAAATTTCTCCTCCAACATAATCATCATTTATATAAACTAAAGTTGCTATGTCATTAGGTCTGCTAGCATCATAGTGCTCATGCATTCCCCATCCTGGCATAAACTTTGCTATATGAGTTTTTGTTTCATAAAAGTCTTGAAACGGTCCTTCATATTTTTCTTTAACAAACTCATAGACTTTATTTGCATACTCTTGCATTGTCTTTAATAGTGCAGGGTCATGCTTTTCAATTGAATGATATGTGTGTACTGTAAACTCTTTTTCTCCATTTCCAAACTCATCAAACAATAGAGTGTGGTCTTTTGCATATGACCCAATTCTTTCTGCTACATCTTTTGGCATAAACCCTTTTACATAATGGATTTGATCTATAAAGTTTTGCATTAGTTCACCTTAATTTCACAATAGTCTGTTGTGCAATATGCTTCACCTTGGGCCTCAAGATTATCTACACCGTCGTAAATTGCTCCAAAGTCAATGTGCTTCAATTTGCCAATATAA